AATAGCTGCAATGTCCTGCGCCTTAAAACCGTACCGCACGCCGCCATTGGTTTCTTCGCTTTCGCGTGATTCTCTGAACTGGTACGCGGTAGGCTTTAGCTGCTTTACAAAATCCAAGCCATGCGGAATAGCTTTAAAGTTTGTCTTATCGCGAGCATCGGATACCACTGTCCACGCTACTTTAATGTAGGCGTTTGTAACTGCTGTTGAACCCATTACAACAAGATTGTTTTCTGTTGACGGGTTAATAATGGGCGCGTAAGCGCCGGAAGTTGTGAATTGCGAGCCAATTACAGTATTACCGGCCCCCGTACTGTTGCTTTGCAATGCCCCCGCACCATAAGCAGTGTTGTAACTCCCTGCAGAGTTATTCTGCATCGCAAAATAACCAGTAGCGGTGTTGTGGGTGCCAATTGTATTCAGTTGTAGCGCATAAGCGCCATCAGCGGTGTTGTTGCCACCGGTTGTGTTATTTTGTAGCGCATAACAACCAGTAGCGGCGTTGTTGTTGCCAGTTGTGTTAGACCGTAATGCAATAGTACCGTAGGCTGTATTTTGTCCACCGGTTTGGTTCGCGTTCATTGCCGACTGCCCAGTAGCGGTGTTACTGTATCCAGTTGTGTTTTGGCTTAACGCAGAAACACCAGTAGCGGTGTTGTTGGCGCCAGATGTGTTGGAGCTTAGCGCAAAAGCACCAAAGGCGGTGTTTTCTCCGCTGGTTGTGCTAACGCTCAATGCCAGACAACCATAGGCGGTGTTGTTGTTGCCACTTATGTTTTTGGCTAACGCAGAAACGCCAGTAGCGGTGTTTCTAACGCCGGTTGTGTTGCGTTGCAGTGCAAGAGCACCAGTAGCGGTATTGTCGCCGCCAGTTGTGTTGTCTTGCAGTGCACCAAACCCGGAAGCGGTGTTTTTGTCGCCAAATGTATTGGCGTTCAGCGCAGAAGAACCAGATGCAGTGTTGGTAAGTACAGCGCCAGCCCCTTTACCAAACCTATTACCATTAACAGTAATATCAGTTGCAAACGTGCTAGATGCGGCGAGAACCAAATCCCCACTACCTACTATAGACTGCCCGTTAATAGTTTTAACGCTGCCAATTTTTGCATTCCATGTAGCCTTTTCACCATCAGTAACAAAGCGGTTATTTCCGTCTTGTGTAATAACGCTTGCTGGGTGATTAGCTGGATGCGCATAAGTAAAGTTATTAGCGCCGACTGCTATGCCATCCAACTTTGTTTTGTCTGTGTTAGACATGAAACCGGCTACTGCGGTAGTAGCGGCTGCGTGAGTGTGTGCTGCTTCGGCTTTTGCATTCCAAGCAGCTTTTTCAGCATCAGTTACAAAGCGATTGCTAGCGTCCTGAGTAATAACACTTGCGGGGTGGTTGGCTGGATGTGCGTAGTTGTTTGCGCCTGCGGCGATACCGTCTAATTTAGTACGATCCGCACCAGTTGATAGAGTAGTTGCAGAGCCCGCATTACCAGTAATTGTGGTCTGGTCTCCGGTATTTGTACCGCTTGCTGTACCTGTGCCCGTTGCGTAAGTTCCTGCCGGTTGCTTAGCGCCCCAAGCGGCCTTTTCTGCGTCAGTAACAAAGCGATTGCTTGCATCTTGAGTAATGATACTAGCCGGATGGTTTGCAGGGTGTACATAGGCAGTTGCACCCGCTGAAATACCATCTAGCTTGGTTTTGTCCACGTCTGACATAAAGCCCGGCACTGTGGTAGACGCATTGGCATGTGTATGTGTGGTAGCTGCCTTGGTGTCTAAAGCGCCTTGTAAACCTGTTACGGTAACTATGGCTTGAGCGCCTGTGTGATTTGCACGATCTAACAACGTGGCAGAATTTAACGCGTCTAACTTTGTTTTATCCGCGCTAGACATAAACCCGCCTGCGCTTGTAGTGGCTTCGCTATGAGCATGACCAGTGGATGCCTTCCCGTCTATAGCAGTCTGTAGTCCAGTAATAGTACTAATTGCCTGAGCGCCGGTATGATTAACGCGATTCAATAAAGCAACTGAATCAATGCTGTTTAACTTAGTCTTGTCAGCGCTAGACATAAATCCAGCCGCTGCGGTTGTAGCTTCTGAGTGTGAATGTCCGGCTGCAGCTTTACCATCTAAAGCCGTTTGCAGGCCTGTAACGCTGCTAATTGCCTGAACGCCTGTATGAGTAGTGCGATCACGCAAAGATGCAGCAGAGACATCATCTACGCTGCCTAAGCCTACGTCTGTCTTAGTTAAAGTAACTGCACCAGTTCTACCGGCAACTGAATCAACTTTGGTAAGCAAATTCCATTTAGTACCATCCCAGCTCATAGGCTTATTGGTAATGGTACTCCATGCCATTGCGCCCTTGTCGCTTGCGGTAAGCGCTGGGCTTGTTGCACCATCAGCGGCTGCAATAACTGGTAATGCTTTGTAATTCAGTTGCTTGGTAGTCATGAGATGCCTTGTACGTTAATAATTACAGACCTAAACGATAAGCAACGTTAATGCGCCAGATAACGCCTGTTGCACCTGGACAAACAATAGTTGTAGCAGTGTTTAATGCAGTAACTGCCATGCCAGATGCGCCAAAATCAATGCTCATAATTTTATCCTCACCAATTGGGGCTGCATTATTTCCAAAAGATAACTGAGGATTGCCTGGAATATTGGTTGTTGTAACAACAATAGTTCCACCTGCCGCAGTTAATACTGCACCAGCCGTTCGAATTACATCTATGCGGTCAATGTAGTGACGTAAACCAGCCACAGCGGGTAAGGTTGCAGTAACCGCCGTAGACAATCCCATAGTGGTAGAAACCATCAAAGTAGCGGCCTTCAGGTCATTAGCGTACGGGCTAATGCTGCGGCAATCATCGGAGTTAATCGTTACATCACACGAACCGCTAGCGTATGCAGTTAGGCGAACACGAACCTTCTGCAAGCCACCTACTGAAGTGCATAGCGCCCGTATCACGGTAGCTGCATTTACCACTTCGGCAACTAAAGGCTGTGCTGATTGAGGTAGAACACCGCCTAGAGATGCTGTTCCGTAAGGGTAGCAAAGTAACGGGAAATAGTTGACCCCATCAACAGAACCGTCCACTGCGTAAGTAGCATTCAGTGTGCCAGTACCGTTTAAATAGATTACAGCGGAAGCATCGCCACTCAGGTTATGCACCACCTCTGCGTTGATAGCTGCCAATGTTGCAGCACTTGATCGCGCCTCAAGGTGTGGCATAAAGTTGCCCAGTAGATTGCGAAGTAAAGACATGGTTAGCTCCAGAAATAGTTAATGTTAAGGTTGCCCACAATTGGAGCATCGCCAAAAATGCAAAAATCAATTGAATTGTCTTTAGGAATAGCTGCAACAGTGTAACCCACTAAATCGTCAGCATCCCATTCTGAATTAGGTGCAAGCCATGCTTGTATGCGTGATGTTTGTAGAATATTATTCTCCAATACATTAGCCATAGCCTGAGAATATTTGGCAACCGCAAAATTAACGGTTGTTGCTTTAATTATTTGACCTACAACAAACCCATCAACGGTTACACACATAATAAACCTTTAAAAGATGACCTCCAATAACTGGAGGTCATGTTGCTTTACATTTTAACCTACAACTACTACGCGAATAGATGCGGCTGCTGGTGCGACTGCGAATCCAAGAGTTACTTGGTTAACGCTATTACGCACAACGTCACATTCTACGCTTTCGCCAGTTGCGACAAAGTAACATTGCACAGTTACGTCAAGGTTGTTAAACCCATGATTAACAACACTGTTAACAGCGCCTCCAACAGTTGCCGCAAACTTGCGAGCCACAACACCAGTATCCACAGCAAGGGTATTGCCAACAATGCTAACACCTGCACCCGCGCTATAAGACGTTCCCGCGCCGATCTGGGCAAAGTCAAGGCTGGTACTCCCAACGGTAATAGCGCCATCAGTGATAAGACGCCATTGGCTATCTGCCATTGTTACGCCTTCTTCAACCATTACGGTCAAGCCAGCGGTAACTTCAGCATTAGAATCTGCATCGCTTGTACGTACCCATGCGCCAGAGGATGCAACATACAAACCGTTGTTTTCAACTGCGGCTTGGTTTTTAACCAATACACGATCGCCGCCAGCCAAGCTAATGCCGTCCACGGTTTGCAGGCCAGACAATGTAATGTCAGCGGTAGTGGCTGCGCGTACTGATTGCTTCCAGTCTGTACCGTTAACGGCTGCATCCACATAACCTTTAGTAGCTGCATCTTGTGCGCTTACTGGGTCAGCTACGCCGGTCACACGTTGGCCGTTAGCGCTTACAGCGGCTGTAGGGGCTGCGAACTGGTCAAGGCGGGTAGCTTGCACTACGCTAGCCAAATCGCTGATAGTGGCTGCTAACTGAGTGCCTGAATGGTTAGCGCGAGCGGTAACGTCCACATTGGCCGAACCATCACGAACCATTAGCTTGCCGGTAGTGGTGTTATACCAAATTTGACCCGCTACGGGTGAACTGGGGTCAGAGGCTAAGTTTTGAACTTTGGCGTTCTGGATTTCATTTTGAGAAAAGTCATAAGAGACTAGGATTTTCTTGGTCATGTTGACGCTCCGGTTTAGTTAAAAAATGCCTTCCCAGCAAACGGAGCTGAGAATTTAATTGTCAAAGTGTTAAGCCCTGTATATTGAACTTCCCCCTCAACTCCTTCACCCGTGCTGTCTGTCACCATAACAGCGGGATATTTATTCATGCTATGCGTAACTGTCCATGTTGCCGCCGCTATATTTTGATTGTGCGTATAGTGTTTATCCGCAACAATTCCAGAATTTAAGTCAATAGGCAAATTGGCAATTGGCACTTTGCCATTAGCGTCTAATGGTGCTTTTTTGTCTAATTCTGCTTGTACTGCCGCACTAATACCAAGAGTTGCAACTGGTGTAGTTGTAGTTGGAGGTGGTGCTGTTGGGTCTGGTGCTGGTGGTAATGGCGCTGGTGTCGGATCAACCAAGTTATATTCCACATCATCAGTGCTTGCCAAAATACGAATAATAATATCAGAGGTATATGGCCCTACTTTGGTAGGCTGCATAAACTTAGCCAATACAACCAACTTAGGCACTGAGAATGCGTTATCTACGCGGTAAACGGTAGTCCATCCGCTGGTTGTCAAAGGGGCTACATCTACGTAGAATGTAGTTTTAAGTGCAAACTGTGCTTGCTGTTTTTTAGCTAAGAATGTCATGATTTAACCTATTCTGTACCATGAGTTTGTAGCTTGTACATAACGCATTTTAAAAAATTGATTAGCTGTTAGTGCAGTAGGTGCACCATACAGATTAGCAGCTCCATTAATCGCCAATGTGAAGGCTGTAATTATCTGTGTAGTGGTAATCAATACCTCTGTACCGCTAGGCGTTTGAGTGTTTAATGGCAATGTAACCGTACCACTTGCTAATGTTCCTGCAGGCTGTATTAGCATCCATTGGGGTGCTGTCGGTGTTGGTACTGTAATATTAAAGCCAGTGCCAGGCGTATATATATTTGTTGCAATATCAGGACTTGCAAAGGTTTGCTCAAAGTATGTAAGTAACTGGCTAATAGGCAAACGCCGTGCATCGCCATTGTTAGGGCTGTAAACTGGTATCTGATCTCCAGCGTTTACCTGTGCCAATAATGGCAATTGATTGATTGTAGGCATGGCTTATCCTTAATAAACTATTGGGCCATCTTGACCGGCTAATACTGGATCAATTGGCCTGCGCAAAAATGGCTCATCATACACGCGCCAAGGCTTATTACCTGCACCGCTAGGCATACTTCCCGGCAATTGCATTTCAAGTGGCATAGTGGCGCGTGATAACAACGTCTGATATGCGCTTTTAGCTGCAATTTGTGTTTGTGGCATTACTTGTTTGCCATAACTAGGCGCAATGCGTATCGCCAGATTGCAAATAATAGATTCAAACGCTGAATCTGGCACTTCAGATTGTGCATCTAAGTCGCTGTATTGTGGGCTGCTAGGCAGTGGATAACCTAAGCGTATGCCTTTACCATTCCAGTCTGCCATCATTGCAT